GGTCGGTATGGATGGAACACCATCCGATGATGATATGGACACCATTCAAAAAAGAGTTACAGGTATTGCTAGATCTGGCGATCGCCAAACAGCAGCTGGTCTTGCGCACATGACTGGCACTAATATGCCAAGTTCAAGAAAGAAAAAGATGAGAGAAGAAGTAGAAATGGAAGAAGAAACTCTTGCTGCTAGCACATTGAAGCCAGGAGCAAAGTCAGTTTCTGATGATAAATCGAAATTGGGCTTGTTGAGTTCAATTATGTCTGCAGCTGGTGGTATGTCAAAAGATGACCTAAACAAATTTGCTGCTACTATGTCACAGTTTGGACCAAATAAAGACTATGGCGTTGGCGACAATTCAAAGAAAAACGCTGCAACTATTGCAATGAAGGGTAAGGTTAATGTTAAGGAAGACATTGAAGAAATGTTTGCTGGACACGACCTCTCAGAAGAATTTAAGGAAAGCGTAGAAACTCTATTCGAAGCTGCTGTTTCTGCTCGCTTGACTTTGGAAACTGCTCGCCTTGAAGAAGAATATGAATTAATGCTTCAGGAAGAACTTGCTCAGTTCCAAGATGAAGTTAACTCTAGACTAGATTCTTATCTCGATTATGTTGTGGAACAATGGATGAGCGATAATGAAGTAGCTATTGAATCAACTCTTCGTAACGAACTCACTGAAGAGTTTATGGAAGGTTTGAAGAATCTTTTCGCTGAGCATTTTATCAATATTCCTCAGGAAAAGGTTGACGTTATTGAAGCTCTAGCTGAAAAGGTAGAAGCACTTGAAGGTAAACTCGATGAAGTAATCCTAGAAAATACTGAGCTAAAGGGTGTTCTTGTAGAATCTCATGCTCATGAAATTTTCGAAGGTCTTTCTTCTGACCTTGCACTAACACAGCAGGAAAAGTTCGCAGCTCTTGCTGAAGGTATCGAGTTTGATGGTAATCTTGAAACTTACGAAAAGAAGTTGAGAATCATCAAAGAAAATTATTTCAAGGGCGAAGCTTCATTCAATTCTTCAAATATTGAAGAAGAAACTTTTGAAGGCGAATTGACAGAAAGCACTCATCATATCGATCCACAAGTAAATCGTTATGTACAGGCTATCTCGAAAACTGTTAAGAAATAAGTTTTTATAAATAAAAATTAGAATCCTAGTTATAAAAGAAAGGAAACTTAAATGTATCTAGCTGAGGAAATTCAAAATAAGTGGGCACCAGTTCTTGACCATGACGCTCTTGGCGTTATCAAGGACGCTCACCGTCGTTCAGTAACTGCTGTTATGCTTGAGAACACTGAAAAGGCTCTCTCAGAATCTGCTGCTCACGGTCAGTATCAGACTCTTACAGAAGGTGATCTTCCTGTAAACTTCATGGGCGCATCAAGCTCAACAGCTGGCGCTGGTGGTATCGATACTTTCGACCCAGTTCTTATCTCTCTCGTTCGCCGTGCAATGCCAAACCTTATGGCTTATGACATCTGCGGTGTTCAGCCAATGACTGGTCCAACTGGACTTATCTTTGCTATTCGTTCACGCTACAGCAACCAGACTAGCGATGAAACATTCTACAACGAAGTTAACACTGCGTTCTCAACTGTTCCAACTGGTGCTAACAACGTTCTAGGTAGCCGTTTCATTGGTACTATCCCAGGCGCAACTAACACTTCACCTCTTACTGCTGTTAACACCTATAACACTGGCGTTGGCATGTCACGTTCTCAGGCTGAAGCTCTTGGTACTACTAGTAACGCAGCATTCCCACAGATGGCTTTCTCAATCGAGAAGGTTACTGTAACTGCTAACACTCGTGCTCTCAAGGCAGAGTACACTATGGAACTTGCTCAGGATCTTAAGGCAATCCATGGTCTTGACGCAGAAACTGAACTTGCTAACATTCTTTCAGCTGAAATTCTTGCTGAAATTAACCGTGAAGTAGTTCGTACTATCAACATCACTGCTGAAGCTGGTGCTCAGGAAAATACTACAACTGCTGGTATTTTCGATCTTGACACTGACTCAAACGGTCGTTGGTCAGTTGAAAAGTTCAAGGGTCTTATGTTCCAGCTAGAACGCGAAGCTAACCAGATTGCTAAGCAGACTCGTCGTGGTAAGGGTAACATCGTTATCTGTTCTTCGGACGTTGCTTCCGCTCTACAGATGGCTGGTGTTCTTGACTACGCTCCTGCTCTTAACTCAAACAACCTCCAGGTAGATGACACTGGTAACACTTTCGCTGGTGTTCTTAACGGTCGTCTCCGTGTTTACATCGACCCATACGCAATCGGTGGTAACTACTTGACTGTTGGTTATAAGGGTTCTTCTGCATTCGACGCAGGTCTCTTCTATTGCCCATACGTTCCACTACAGATGGTACGTGCTGTTGACCAGGACAGCTTCCAGCCTAAGATTGGCTTTAAGACTCGTTACGGCATGGTTGCAAACCCATTCGCTGAAGGTCTTACTAAGGGTAATGGTCGTACTACTACCATTAGCACTAACAAGTACTATCGTCGCGTTATTGTTAACAACCTTATGTAATAATAAGAAGACGGTTTAGACCGCTATCTGAGGGGGCTTCGGCTCCCTCATTTTTTATAAATAGTAGTAGTTGGAGGTAAACAATGACTGCTATAGACAACACACCAGAAAATAAAAACTTTCTTAGTCCATTAAATTTTCGCTTTCTGATTAAGAAAGCGCCTCATGTTAACTTCTTTATTCAAAAAGTAAATATACCTTCAATCTCTTTACCTAGTCCAGAGCCAAATAACCCATTCGTTAAAGTACCTATTCCTGGCGAGCATTTAAACTTTTCTGAACTTAAAATATCTTTTAAAGTAGATGAAGATTTACAAAACTATCTAGAGATACATAATTGGATTAGAGCTTTAGGTAAGCCAGAAAACTTCAATCAATATAAAACAATTCAAGATCAACCTTCATATACTGGTGAAGGTATATACTCGGATATATCTCTTTTAATTCTTTCAAGCACTAAAATGCCCAATTACGAAATTGTTTATATTGATGCATTCCCAACAAATTTATCAGATTTACAGTTCACAACTACTGATGAAAACGTAAATTACATAACTGCATCAGCTGTTTTTAAGTATAATTATTACACAATAACAAACATTTAACTTTACTTTTTTAGGATCTATAGTATAATGATACTAAGGTTTTAAAGGAAAGTAAAGCAATGAATATTGATGAAATTTTAGCTCTCTGGGAAGTTGATTCTAAAATAGATACAGCTGATCTGGATATTGAAGCTATCAAAATTGCCAAGCTTCATCATAAGTATTATGAGATTTACATAAAAGAAAAATTACTTTTAAGAAAATACGAAGCTGAATTTAAAAAACTAAAACTAGATAAGGTAGAATTTTATACACAAGGTCCAAACGAAGATACTCCTAAGCATTGGAAGCTTCCAGCAAGGGGTATGATATTAAAATCAGATATACCTTCTTACATAGAAGCAGATAAAGAAATTGTTGAACATTCATTAAAGATAGGTTATCAACAAGAAAAAATCGAATTTTTAGAATCTATAATAAAATCTTTTCAATACAGAGGTTATAATATTAAAGCTGCTATTGATTATAGAAAGTTTACTATGGGAACATAATGGAAAAAATTGTAATACATAAGTTAGACGAAGTATATAATAAGATTGAATGCGAACCTAGTACAGCATATGAGTTGAATGATTATTTCACCTTTGATGTACCAGGAGCTAAATTTATGCCAGCTTTTAGAAATAAAATCTGGGATGGAAAAATAAGATTGTTCAATGCTTTAACTTGTACTTTATATGTCGGTTTAACAAAATATCTAGAAGAGTTTTGTAAGTCAAGAAAATACGAAATAGAATACGATTACGATAATTCAAGCGAAGAATTTTCTATTAAAGAAGCTAAAGAATATACAAACAAATTAAATTTAAAACTACAACCAAGAGATTATCAGCTCGACGCTTTTGTACATGCAGTAAGAGAGCGTCGAGCTTTGTTATTATCTCCGACGGCTTCTGGTAAGTCGTTTATTATCTATCTTATAACGAGGTACTATAATGCCCGTACTCTTATTATTGTGCCAACTACTTCTCTTGTTAGTCAGCTTGCCAGTGACTTTGCTGATTATGGTTTTGATGCCAATAAGCATGTCCATAGAATCTACGCAGGGCAAGATAAACAAACAGATAAACAAATTACCATCTCAACCTGGCAATCGATTTATAAACTTCCTAAAGAATATTTCCAACAATTTGATGTGGTCATAGGCGATGAAGCGCATTTATTTAAAGCTAAGTCACTCACTTCTATTCTCAGTAAGCTGGATACTTGCAAGTATCGCTTTGGTTTTACTGGCACCTTGGATGGCACACAAACTCACAAGCTTGTTCTTGAAGGACTTTTCGGACCCGTTAGAAGAGTTACAACAACAGCAGAACTCATTGAGCAAAAGCACCTCGCTGCTTTCAAGATCAAAGCAATAGTTCTTACATATCCTGACGAAATACGTCAGATGATTACTAGAGCTTCTGACTATCAGGCAGAGATAGATTATATTGTCAAACTTCAAGCACGCAATAATTTCATCAAGAATCTTACTCTATCCTTAGAAGGTAACACTCTGTTGCTGTTTCAGTTCGTGGAAAAACATGGTAAAGTTTTACATGATATGATTCAGAGAGAAGCTGGCGATAAGAAAGTATTCTATGTTTCCG